TTTATATAGGGGCTTGCGCCCCTATACCCTAGTTGGCAGAGTTACGGATAAAATCCGAGATCGCACGCAGTGCGCTCTTGTTAGCCTTCGTTAACGATTCTATATCGTTCTCGGAAAGCTTGAGAGCAGCACCGATGAAGTCGGCGTGAACATCCTTTTTGATGGGAGTTTCACCGCTCTTGGTTTTATATTCTTTAGCGATATAAACTTTTTCACGGCTAAGCTTTGCTACAATTGAGCGAACAGTCTTGCCCATTGCTTGTGCAATTTGCTCAACGCTAACACCGGCCTGATAGTCGGCCACAATCTGAGCAGTCTGCTCAGGGCTATAATTAGGGGCTTTGGCTTGCGCCATTTCAGCTACTCCTGTTGTGTTGAAAGAAACTCTAGTATAGGCCAGTCGAGTAGCAGTGGCAAGTGCCGTTGGTCAGCCGATCAGCGGTAGTTTACAGACCGAAGAATTACTGCTATACTAAGGTAGGGACAGGGCGGTTTTGAGACTGTTATAATACTTATAGCGGCGGGGCCCACCCACACGCGTACCACAACAAAAATTTTTCAAAACAGCTAGGGTGCTATAATTTACACTTGATAGTAAGCTAGCAAATCAAGTATAATCAATAAAAATGGAGCCACTATGACTACCCACCTACCTGCTGAAATAGTTAAAATCAGCCCTGAATCGCTGGAAATCGCCAATAGTTATCTAGAGCTAAATACTCCGCAGCTAGTTAGCGAACAACTAAACATACCACTAGACCGTGTATGTGAAGCACTAGCTCGCCCAGAAGTTCGCGGATATATTGATCGCGTATTTTTTGATATAGGGTATAATAATCGCTTTCTTATGCGACGCGCCATGGACGCTATTATTAAGCAAAAGTTTGAGGAAATCGCAGAAGCCGGTGTTGGATCAGGCAAAGATATTGCCGACCTCTTACATCTATCGCACAAGATGAGTATGGATCTACTAGATCGTGAAATACAATTACAAAAATTACGTAGTGAAGACCCTAAACCGCACAAACAGGTTAACGTACAAATTAACGACGACGGCACAAAGTATTCGCAACTTATACACAAACTGGTTAGTGGAGATTTATAGTTGTTAACAATAAGTAGACCAGATGTTGATTGCGATCATATACAAGTATTTGACCCTACCACTAGATTTATTAAGCTGCCTATAGATAACTACTTACGGTTACTAAATCTTTACGATACAATAAATCGCCCACAAGTTGCCCTAATTAATGCTGTCAACGACCCTAAATACCGATTTATCTGTGCTGCGCTTGCCAGGCGATTGGGCAAAACATATATAGCAAATGTAATAGGTCAACTGGTTACGCTAGTACCAAACAGTAATGTACTTATAATATCACCAAACTATAACTTGAGCTCAATCTCGTTTGAACTACAGCGTAAGCTGATCAAACACTTTGACCTGGAAGTTACGCGCGATAACTTAAAGGACAAGGTTATTGAATTGTCTAATGGATCAACTATCAGAATGGGGTCAATTAGTACAGTTGATAGTACTGTTGGTAGAAGTTATGATCTAATAATATTTGATGAGGCCGCACTTAGTGACCGTGGTGAGGATGCCTTTAACGTTGCACTGCGCCCTACACTAGACAAACCTAATAGCAAAGCTATATTTATTAGTACACCTCGCGGACGCCAAAATTGGTTTAGCAGGTTTTATCAACGTGGATTTGAAACGGAGTTTAAGGAGTGGGTTAGCATACAAGCTGACTATACTGAAAATACGCGTATGGCAGAGTCAGATGTGGAAGAGGCTAGACGCTCAATGCCTAAAAGTGAATTTGAGCAGGAGTACATGGCTAGTTTTACTAGCTACCTAGGTCAAATCTACGAAGGATTTTTGCCAGAGTATATTCTACCTGAACTTCCACAAGGTGTACGCGGCGAGTGCTTTAGTGGCTGTGATCCAGGTTATCGCGATGCTACAGCTTGGGTGAATATAATCTATGATTATGGCACAGACTGCTACTATGTTGTAGAAGATTATTGTGAATCAGAGCGTACAACTGCACAGCATGCTGAGCATTTTAAAAAAATGATGGAGCGTTGGGGTGTTGAAGTTGTATTTATTGATAGCGCCGCTGCACAATTTAGTGCTGATCTTGCCTACAATTATGACATAGCAACTACTCGCGCTAAAAAGGATGTATTGCCAGGAATTGCCTATATACAAACACTAGTAAAACAAGGCAGACTTAAAGTACTACAATCCTGTACCCACGTACTAGACATGTTAGATCAATATCGCTGGGATGATCGTGAAGGCTTAACCAAAGAACGCCCCAAGCATGATAAATTTAGTCACATGGCTGATGCACTACGTTATGCCCTATATACCTTTACAGTATAGGTACTATAAATTTTGGTTTGACTTTTGCTACTATAACTGCTATAATAGTCAAAATTGGTAAATAGTATTTGCCTATACCAGGTTAAAACATGGCAATAAATACAAATAAGCGTATACCCGTTAAGTGGATTAGAGACAAGGCTAAGAGTGCCTATGAAAAGCAATCACAGTGCTATATTTGTAACAGTACTAGTGAACTAGAATTACATCATCTACACAGTATAACCCACCTGCTTGAGGTTTGGGCTAAACAGTCCGGATATGATATTAGTACTGACAGCGGTATACTTGAAGTTCGTGACGAGTTTATTAGCAGCCACCATAGAGAAATATATGAGCTAGTCTATACCCTATGTAATAGACATCATGTACAGCTACATGGCATCTACGGCAAGAGTCCTATGCCTAGTTCGGTTCCTAAGCAACAGCACTGGCTAGAGATACAGCGACAAAAGCATCTAAGCGGTGAGAGCAATTATAGGAACAGTAGCATACCTAGTCTATTTAGTGACTTTATAGGAGGCAGCGGTGGCACTAGAAAGACTTAGGGGCTGGATAGTTGAAAAACTAAATCCTGCTCAAGAATCAATACAGCGTGATGAAGGTACACATATTGGTACTGAGTCACGCATAATAACATTTAGAAATGCTTTTCGTAATATAGACAGTGTAAATCGTGCTGTAAACATGGTTGTAGCAGCTTGCGGATCACTAGACTATGATATAAAAGACAAGGTACATGATGGCGTAGTTAATGGTGTTCGTCAAAAAACTTTGAATACACTACTTAACTTTAGACCAAATCCCTACCAATCAGCACAAGATTTTAGGCGAGAGTTATTCAAAGATATATTGCTAGATGGTAATGCATTTATTCACTATGATGGTGTATTTATGTATCACCTGCCAGCAGAAAATGTAGAAATATTAAGCGACGCAAAAACATTTATACGCGGTTATAGATATAACGGCAACGTAATGTTTGAAGAACGTGAAGTGTTTTATTTTAAAGATGTGTCAAGTACTAGTATCTATCGTGGATCAAGTAGGCTAGAGTCGTGCATAGAAAACATTAATATACTCTATGCTATGCAAGAGTTTCAGCAAAAGTTTTTTGAAAACGGCACAATCTTTGGCTTAGTGCTTACCAGTGAGAATACACTGTCGCAAGCAGCTAAGGAGAAAACACTACAATATTGGCAGCAACGGTATAATAGCAAGTCGGGTGGAAAGCGTCCAATTATCCTAGATAGTGGGTTAAAACCGCAGCGATTAAGCGATCAAAATTTTAGTGATCTAGATTTTGACATAGCCATGCGTACACATAGTGAGCGCATAATTAGTAGCATTGGAGTTCCTCCACTATTATTACAAGGAGGTAATAATGCTAACATTACCCCTAATCTACGCTTATTTTACCTGGAAACAGTACTGCCAATTGTTAGGTTGTATATATCCAGCTTGGAGCGATATTTTGGATATGACGTGGAAGCAATAACTAGCAGCGTTAGTGCACTGCAGCCAGATGTAGGTGAATTGGCAAAGTATCACAGTACGCTAGTAAATGGTGGAATTATAACACCAAACGAGGCTAGACAGGAATTAAGGTATCCTAAACTTGAGGGTCAAGATACCATTAGAATACCTGCTAATATAGCAGGTTCAGCAGCTGATCCATCTCAGGGTGGTAGGCCTAGTACGACAAAGGAGTAATATGAAAGAAAAGCTAGATAAATTACTCTATTTAAGCAGTAAGTTTACAGCTAGTACAGAATCTGATGATAGCATTTATATTGAAGGATATGCTAGCACAGTAGACCGTGATAGACATGGTGATGTAATCCCTATGAAAGCTTGGAATGAGGGACTAAACAATTACCTAAAAAATCCAATTATACTAGCCTATCACAATCATCAAATGCCAATTGGAAAAATGATTGAGCATAAAGTTACTGACCAGGGTTTGTGGGTTCGAGCACAGATTCCTGCGGAAGTAGGTGATGTATACAAACTGATTAAAAAGGGTATATTAAGTGCGTTTAGCGTAGGCTTTAGAGTTCGCGATGCGGACTATGACAGCACTACAGAATCATTTTTAATTAAAGACCTAGAGTTACATGAAATCAGTGTGGTTTCAGTACCGGCAAACCAAAACACACTATTTAGTTTGGCTAAGGCATTTGATACTGCCGAAGAATTTGAGTTATTTAAACAGCAATTTGCACCCAAGGAATCAGCTAAAAAGCTCGATACCAAGAAAACGGCAAAAAGCACCACAAATGAGGAATGGGACATGGATCCAAAGGAATTAGAAAAATTACTAGCAGATGCTGCTGCTAAAGCCGCTGAGCAAACTGCACGTGCTGTACTAGAAGCACAAACAAAAGCTGCTGAAGATGCAAAGCGTAAGGCCGATGAAGAAGAAGCCCTACAAGCAAAAATTAAAGCCGCTGTTAGCGCAGTAGCACCAGCTCCAGTTGTACAAACAGTTGATACAGGTGCTGAGCGCCTACTAGCTGATGTTGAAAAGCGTCTAGAAGATCAAGCCAACGAGCATAAAAATGCCATTGAAAATCTACAAACTGCTATCAAAGAAAAAGCCAAAGAGCTTGAGCAGCTACAAAGCAAGAGCGCTGAGCTAGATGCTGTACAGCGTAGCCGTATGCAGTTCAGCGAGCCAAAAGAAGGCGACGTAGCTTATGCTGACAAAGAAAAGGCCGTTCTACTAGCCAAGATTATGCGTAAAGGCATTAGCGATACCAAGTTTGGTAAAGCTATTGTAGAAAAAGCTGCTACATTTGGTGGTGCTTTCCGCCTACCACATGAGCGCTGGGAAGAAGAAGTTAGCACAACAATTCAAAACGACATGCGTCGTCAACTAGTTGTTAGCCCAGTTATTCGTAGCATTGCTATGGCTCAACCAGTTATGAAGATTCCTGTAAATCCAGATACAGGTACAAATGCAACATGGGTTGCTGGTACTGATTTTGGCACAAGCTCAAGCAGCGGTACACAGCGTACACATACCATTAACGAGATCACATTAAGTGCATATAAACTAGCAACAAAAGAGTTTATCGCATTTGAAGAAGATGAAGATAGCATTATTCCTATTCTTCCACTAGTACGTGATGCAATGGCACGTCGTATGGCTAAAACACTTGACAAAGCCATGCTATTAGGCGATGGTACAGGTGCTGGTACTACAAGCGGTCAAATCGCTGCT